GCGATCACCGGCCAGGACCCGGAAACGCTGCTGGATGCGGCCGAGGATCGCGCCGAGTCGTTTCCATGATAACCCGATCATGCTCAAAGCCGGACTGATGGCACGGGAATACGGAATGCTCCCCAGCCGCATCCTCGGCGAACACGATCTAGCTCGCGGGGAGCGGTTCCACCTCGATTACGACATCTATGCAGCGACAGCCAGCCACATCAAGGAACTACGGGAGGACCGCATGGATCGGCCGGATCCACGGAGTAGCCGGGTGGGGTCGCGGCGGGAACGCCGGGACATGGTCCGGAGTCAGGAGTCGCGGGCTGATCAGCGCGACCAGATGGACCAAGCGGGGATGAAAGCCCCCTCCCCGGAGGGGCAGCTGTCCACACTGGAGGAATTACAGCAGGAACGCCAGGAAGCCGAACGGATACGCGAACAGGCGCCTGAACGGGTGGGTAGCGATGGCGAGTGACGCGAACGTCCGAGTGTTGGTGTCGGCACTGACGGAGGCGGCCGAGCAAAGCCTCGAGGACGTGGGCGCGGAACTCTCGGGCCTCGCCGGCGAGGGGCACGTGGCGGCGGAGGGCCTGGATGCGGCCGCTGGAGAAATGGGGCAGGCGACCCGGACCGCCGCGATCCTGCAGGCGGCGCTGGATGAACTCGGTGATGAAGCCGTGGGCGCCGGCGTGAAAGCCGAGTTCCTGCAGAACGCGCTCGATGACGTAGGGGATGAGGCGACCCAGGCGGCCGTCCAAAGCCAGACCGCATCCAGCAGTTTCAGCAGCTTGTCGCTGTCGGCGTCCGGGGCGAGCCTGTCAGTTGGAACGCTTTCGACCGCATTCACGCTCTCGCTCATCCCGGCGTTGGTGACGGCGGCGACGGTGATTGCGCCGCTGGTGGTGGCGTTCGGCGCGCTCGCCGCCGCGGCGGCCGCGGTCGCCGGCGCGTTCGGCCTGATCATCGGGTCGGGGATTCTGGCGTGGGGTGATCAGATGGCGCAGCAGAACGAGGAAGCACTCGCCCAAACGAATCGATTGATCAGCCAGTATGAGACGA